GACGAAACCTAGCCACTAAATGGTTCGGAATCGTCTCTTTTTTCGGATAACCCCAGGGGCAAAGGAATTCTAAACGCCTTACAGCGTCTACTCCCATTCGGGAACCCAGCCTTATCCTTCACGAGTTATCCTGCTAATATCATTATACAGTAAGCCATAAAATATGCCAAGAAAGATAAAAATCCCTCGCCCAGCCACAAGGCCAGGCGGGGATTTTTTTATTACCTCAACGCCCTGTATAGCATCGTCCAGACTTCTTCCCGCGTCACAGCGTCCTTTGGTCGTGTTCCGTCCGTAATGCCGCGGCTGACAGCCCAATCGCGAGCATCTCGAGCCCAGTCGGATACATCGTCAAGTTTCGGCTGGACTGGTTTTTTCCGCAGCCCATACGTCTCCACAATCCCTTGCACAATCGCCGCCGCGCATTTCCTGCGGTAATCGTCCGATTTCAACAATTCGGCTTCCGTTCGATTCGTCATAAACCCGCACTCAACCAGAATCGCCGTCATGCGCGTCTCACGCAGAACGTGAAAATCAGCCGATTTCACCCCGCGATCCGGGCGCCCGGTCGCCTTAATCAGTTGACGCTGTACGGCATTTGCCAGCGCCACGGCAGCCGGCGGGCGGCTAGTGTATACATACGTTTCAATGCCCTGCGCCGCGCTCCAACCATCGCCGGCCGCGTTCGCGTGGATGCTCACGAACAGATCAGCCTTCCATGCGTTCGCACGGTCGGTCCTCTCTTTCAGCGGCACGTCACGGTCGTCTGCATGTGTCATGAGTATTTCGACGCCCTCATATCCATGCAGGAGCGAGTCGGCGACGTACCGGGCGACCGCGCTATTGAATTGGTATTCCCGGAGCGATCCGTCCGGGGACCGCTTGCCGGCTGTCTCCGGACCATGCCCCGCGTCAATGACGATCCGCATCGCTGACATCCCCCTTCCCTCTCAGCACTTCCACCGCCTGCTTAATGATTCCAGGGATAGGCGCACCAATACGACCAAGGTTTTCTGTGATGCTTAAAACCTCGTTCGCAAGATAAAAGAAAATCGCAGCGTCTCTAAATAGATGTGCATCGCCGAGCGCTGTATCAACCAAGTGTGCAATCGCTACAACCACAAAAATAGAGACCTTTCTCGCGATTCCCCATAAACCGATGTCTGAGTTCAGTTTTCCCTCTTTTCCGGCGGCCAGCACTCCGCTGATATAGTCCAATACAACAAATGCTAATAGTATTGTCAGCAATGCTGACCACCCTCCAAATAAAAATGATACGATGGCTCCACCGACAGCAATTCCGGTTTTGATCAGGTTTTCCATGTATCCCCGCACCCCCAATAAAAAAGGCCCCTCATCAATCTGCGGAGCCTTCATATGGTTTCCCTGTGATCTGTTCATATTGTTCCGGCGCGATCTTGCCGGCTACCACAAACTTTGCAACATCTGCAGCCGTGTATCGTCCGGCATCATAATGCCTTTTTACAATCGCAAACCAATCCACTTAAATAACCCCCTTATCTACAAGTTCAAGAAGTAGAGCCGCTTGCTCCTGCTGTGCCTGTTCAAGCCGGATTTGTGTGTCGATGAGTTCAAGTGCGAGAAGTGCATTTTCTTCTTCAAGCTGTGCGATTCGGTCAGCGGGACTCGGCTCCGGCGGCTGCGGATGGACAGGCTCATACTTTTCCTCTGACCACTCGCCAGTAAACCTATCATATTTACGCCAGAGATAATCTTCGTCGTACTCAAGTAGCGGGATAAGATCGGCGCTCTCAACCGATCCCGTCAATCGGCTAATGCCGGTGCAAATATCTTGATCATTAAGCAATGCATAAACAAACATGCGATCCCTCCCTTACGGTAACGTGACAACGAACCAGCTTATCGAACAAAATCCCAAAAGCATCTCAAAGTTGATCATATTATTTGACTCAAACTGACCCTTAATAAACCCAAACCCGGCATTATTGATGTCACTGTATCCCCAGCGATAATTGTAAAATAACAAAGATTTATAAGGGTCTACAGGGGATATGGTTATGTTGAGAGATGTTTGCTCTCCGTACCACCTCCCGCTTTGCACTGCGACATCGTCACCAAATTCGATAACTTCCCAAGTAAGGGCAATCGGTAGGTCGAAATATCTCCCAATATTTAGCATCAATTTTCCGGACGATATATAGGCATCGACAAATACTTCACGCCTTTGCGGTGTTGTCGATGTCCACAATGGTCTGTAGTACACTCTTACCACACACTTGCTTACGTCAATGGATTGAGGCAGAGGAATATCGTAAATGTCATCGCTTGTAATTGTTAAGGTACCTCTGTTGATGGATTTGATGATATGACCTGCATACGTACCTGACAGACCAAATAGAGACACGCCCTTGCGGATGTTGCTTTGCACAAAATTAGGGTCATTATACTGTACAGAGTTATCGCTTGTACCCGGATAGTACCCAGCCGGTGGACGCAGGCGAAGCGTTGTGCCGTTACGGCCAATCGACTGAGCGTTTACATGGCCAGATCGGTTGGGGATAGTGCCAATACGTTTGACGCCGCCAGAATAAAACGTTTTTCCCGACAGTACTTCCCCCGCAGCTGCGTCCGCATCTTTGGATATGTCCCTAATCTTGGAGGATAATTGAGCAAATGTGTCACTCCCGGACGCCTGCTGCCCCATAGCTTGTATAGCCGCGGCGATAGCACCTTTACCGCTTTCAATGTTTTGCAAAGCTTGAGCGATGCGGTTTTCCATGTTATTTAAGTTCTCCACCGATATGGGCGTATTCTCATCCCAATGCATCTTCCCACTCCTTTCATTGAGATATTGCGAGCAAATGTTCTATTTGATCGTCCAGCCAGCGCCAATATCGCACGTCTAGCAGCTTGGTGCCAGGTGGATCCGGAGTAAAATCGCGAATATCTGTCTTGGTCACCTGGATCGCCTCGAGCTGTGTCTTGGTCTTGGTAAAGTCTTGTTTATCTGTCACGACGCCAGTTCCGACAACCTCAGTCGCATCAATGCCACCAACCCAGCCGAGATGCGTGATGGTTCCGACAGCGTCAACCGGAGATAGATACGTGATCGACTCGATCTCGCCGTCGACGGTCGTTTGCTTCGTGATCGGTTTGCGCCCCAGCTCTGTGCTGCCGTTGTACCAGGCGAGATAGCGGACACGCTCGGATGGATCGAAGCTTGGGAAAACGTCCTCTCCGGGGAAAAGATCGTCAGCAGCATGGAGCACGCGGAAGATGTTCGGCTGCTCTTCGATCAGCCATTTCTTCGCGAATTCTTCGGTCGTCGTGATGATCTGGTCTTCTTGAATATTCTCCCGGATCACGAGCCCGCGCGCAGCGATTTGACCGAAAAAGGCGGCCCAGCTCTTGTTTTCGGGACCGGATACAGCCCTCACGTCATACCAAAACCGGTTTTCGACGTAGCTGATTCGCACCGATTCGATCAGGAGTTGCTCGCCGTCGAGCCCGTATTCCGGCATCTTCGCCGTCAGCAGCATCCCCGGACGCAGACCTTTTTTCCACGTCCGAAAGCTGAGCGTCTTCGATGGTCGGCCGTATTTCGCGAGCTTTGCGTTCGCCGCCTCGAATGCCGCGTCTCTCCCCGTGATGCTCGTCTCATCAGCCACGTCCTCGACGATTCCGCTCGTGCCGTCGATCGCCGCCTGGCGGTCGATTTGGTCCTGGAGTTTGGAGATCACGATAACGTCAAATTCGCCCTGGTACGTGATGCGGATGATGTCGTTCGGCCCAAGCGGCGTACCGTCGTTGTCTTGCGTGATCGCGTTTTCCCCCTTCGACCAGTACCACTGCTTGTTGTCCTCAACGCCGCGGATGCCGACCGTCTCCTGTACAAAAGGCCCTCCGTTGCGGCTGACCTCCACCGTTGGGGCTTTAGCGATTTTGAAGCCAACAAAAAAAGACTGAGCCTCTCCATCGCCTCGGCGAGTCTCGGTCTGCGGATCGGTGATGTCACGTGCGCCACGGATATACTGTACATTGCGATATAACGAGTTGCCGTTACGCACTTTGATCGTGCCACGCTCGCAAATGTCGAGCGTGACCGGGAAAGGCGCCTGGTACGCCGTCCGGTGCGTGAAAAAAAGCTTTTTGTGCGGATTGATGGACCACCAATACCCTGCCCTTTCAGCGAGACTGTCCAGGGCGTCCGACACTCGCACATAGTTAAAAGCGACTTGGGACAGCAGCGGGCCGTCCTCCACCGTCGGCTGCATCGGGTAGTCGACCGGCTGCGCAGCCTGCAAAAAAGTACTGTGCGCGATATAGTCGACTGACACGCCCTCTTGCGAGAGGATGCTGTCCACAATATCGCGCACGATTTGCCCAATTGGTTGATTTTCGTAGGCTTTCGCGATGATCCGCTTATCTGCCAAGTAGTGCCAGTCGATGGTCTGGACGTGGTGAATCCGAGTGTTAGTCGGGCTCATCCGGTCAAAATCCGACGATTCGACGACGCCAGCAAAAAGCAGTTCATCACCGTCGTAGATTTCTACCGGCTGTCCTTTGACGTATTCTTTCGTCCCGGACTCATCAACAACGGAAAAGCTGGCAGTTGACCGGGACTCTACAACATCATCGATACGCAAGGTATTGTGATATATCATTACGGGCTGTCCGCTGATTTTGACGATACCGGCCATCGAATCACCTGCCTTTTGTGTATGTAAAAAGAGCCCCGGAGGGCTCAGGATATTTAACTATCGAACTTCGTTAGTTGAATAAGCTATTCGAAAATCAATTCTCCGTTCACCAGATTCAGGCGATGCAGATGTTCCTCCCAATCCGGCCCGGCGAGCGCGACCAACTCCGCCTCTGAAACCTGTCGTGTCACTTCTGCCGGATCGTCAGATGAATAGGGAACTGTTGCATATCCGATGCAAACGCCGTCTTTAAAGATTAAATATATCATAGTATCACCTCACTCAAATTTAAGACCAGCATAGTAGTTTTCGGGAGTGGAACTCGAGTATAAGCCTCGAACAACCAGTTTAAGGTCTTGCTCGCCAGTAAAGCCGGATACATCAAGTGTTCTCAACGTCCAGTCATGCTGCGAAGGCGAAGCACTCCCGTTTGTGAAAATAATTATATCTCCGATCATAATTCGAAGGATGCACCCGGATGTATCACTCGCCTGCTTTGTGTAGATTTTTAATGTCTCGACATCGGTAAAGTCAACTTGTATTTTCCACACTGCTTCTGTATCGTTTCCGCCAGCGCTTAATTGAAGCTTTAGAGATTTGCCGTTTCCTTTGTTGCCATCTTCTATAGACTGAGTTAGGTTTTTGAGACCTGTATTTTTTTTTTGCCGTTGTCTGATTCCAAAATGCCGTGCTGGGTGCAGATCTTGTCCAAAGGATCGTCTCGACGTGTTCGTCGAGCAAGAGCATAGTTCGCCCTGGTGTGCTGGATACCAATTCGGTAATAGCGGTTCCATCTTTGGTGATATTCAAAATATTGATCAAATCAGCAAGTTCCGCTGTTCCTATTGGTTTAACTCTCAGGCGATCTTCTTCTACAATACTCCCCGTTAGCTGAGTAAGGAGCGTACCGTCCGATGCCGTCTTAATCGCCCGCGCGTTTGTTCCGTCGCTTCCCGCGATTAGCTGCGCCTTGTTGCCGATCGCGGATCCAAGCGTGACGAGTGAGTCACCAAGCAGTGTGCGGAGTCGCTTGAGAATTCCGACGATCGAGCCGTTACCGGTTGCTTCGGAGTCCGCAGGCGCCCCGATACCGGCGATCATGGAGTCTTGCTTTGCACTCGTGGCATAGTCCTTTGCCACCAGCGCCTCCAGATGCCCCGTCTGCTCATCCTGCTTAGCAGCAGTGGCCGCACCAGTCGGCAGCGCCGACTCGATCACATTGACGTTGCTGGCACCGTTTTTCCCGCGTAAATGCTCGTACTGATCAGTTTGCGGATTGTAATATTGCGGCGCGATCTTTTGATCGGCCGCAGTTACCAGCTGCTTATTTTCCGCGCTCAAATTCGTACACCTGCCTTCATCCTGATTTGATCAACAAGTTCTTGCCCAATAGCCCCCACGATCTCCCTACTGTCAAGATAAATCCGTATATCCGCCGTCCGGTAACCGCCACCGGCACCGACCGCCGCACCTGCGCCGCTGTAACCACCTTGCACCGAAATGTTCGCTGCACTTGCAAGGGCTGCGGCCTCGCGCTGGACATATCGGACACTATCCCGGATACCAATCGCCAACCCCTCGCCGATATTTTCGCCGTATCCCCGCATCAATCGGGACGGAGATGCAATACCAAAAAACTGTTTTATGCTGTCTCCGATTCCCTGGGCAATGCTTTTGGCTTTATCCCAGACAGCTTTGGCCATCGATCCAATTCCGTCGATCAGACCTTGGATGATGTCTTTACCTGCTTGCACCATATCGTTCCAAGCGTTTTTGAATGTATCTTTTATGCGCGTCCATATCGTGCGAACCCAATCGACCGCATTGCTCAGACCATTTTTAATCCGATCAACGACCCTTCCAACGGCGTCTTTTATTGTATCGACAACGTTAGACCAGGCATTACTCGTCCAATTTTTTACGTTGTCCCAGATGCCCTTTATATCGCTACCTAGCTTTTGCCAGCGCGTCTTGACCTCTCCCGTCTCCCAGTTGACTTTGTTGACGTGTTCCCCTGCCTGCGCTTGAGCCTCGGCCACAACCGCCGCATGCATCTCTTGCGCACGGGCAATCGTCTCGTCGCGCTGCCGCTGAGCCTCGGCTATGAGCTTATCCGCCTGCTCCGCCGTGATCGTGCCGAGCTCGTCGCGCTGGCGGATTATGTTTTTGATCACGTCGTTGTACTGCTGTTCTGCCGCGGCAATCGTCTCGTCACGTTGCTTGATCGAGTTTTGCACCACTTCCGCCGCCTGCCGGGCGGAGAGGGCCGAGGCGTTCGCGCGCATGCGCTCGAGGATCGCTTTTTGCTCCAACTCAGACTCGCTCATCATCTCAATACCGGTCTCCAGCATCTTCTGCTGGATGCGCCGGATCTCGTCTGCTTCCTCTCGCGTCAGCTCGCGTTTTTCCTCGGACGCGGCACGGAGGATCTCCTCGATGCGCGCCTGGCCTTCTTCTACCGCAAGTCTCTGATTTTCCTGTGCCTGCTGCACGCTGGCCAGAATCTCCGCCTGTTCCTCTTCGGTCAGACCTTGAGCGTTTGCGAAAAACTCCTGCATGGATGCAAGCTCCTCCGCGTGCTTGGTCTCCATGGATGCGAGCACCTGATCGCCCATTTGGCTAAAGGTATGGACAATGCTATCCGCCATCTCCTGTGTAACGGCGCGTCCGCTCCATGCAAGGTTATTAAGCGCAAGTGTAGCCTGGTCATGGAGATCCATAAAAGCTCCCACCGACTCCTGCGTCGCCTCAGATACTGCGTCGGAAAAACGCTCGATGGAGGGGATCGCATCTTTGGACATATGATCGTGCAGAGCTTTTCCGGCGGCTATGATCCCGCCTATTGCGGTAATTATCAATCCCACTGGACCAAGCGCAAAACGGATCGCGGTGCCGAGTGCTGTTACTGCTCCAGATGCGCCGGTAATCACAGGTATGAGCTTGGTTATGACAGGTATCAGTTTGCCGACACCGGATGTGAGTGTGCCTAAAACCAGCAACAAAGGCCCTATCGCAGCGGCCAGCCCAGCGACCGCGACAATGGTTGTCTGTGTCTCGGTGCTCAGACCTGCAAACCAAGTGACAATCGGCTTAACAGCCTCGACAAGCGACATCAATACAGGGACAAGGATATTTCCGATTTCGATCCCGAGGTCGGCAAGTTGATTTTTTGCCATCGCGAGTTTTGATTCGGTTGTTGCGTAGCGCTGCGCTACTTCGTTTTGCAGCGCAGTGTTTTCCTCCCATGCTTGCGTCGCCGTCTCCAGGGCGCCGCGCAGCACGTCGTTCGCCCCAGCCAGACGCAGCAGCGTGTCCGACTCGCGGATACCGGTGATACCGAGGTCAGAAAGGATGAGCGTCAGGTTTTCGCCGGCGGCGCTGGATGCGGCCAGACCGTCCACAAACGCCTGCAGCGCGGCTGCCGGATCAGCCTGAAACGCCCGCGCAAATTCCTCCGCCGACATTCGGGCGGCTTTTGCAAACTTGTCCAGATCCTCGTTCGCAAGCGAGACAGCCGTCTGCATTTTCTTAAGCGTGGTGCTCATGGCCGTGCCGCCGGCTTCGGCCTCGATGCCAACGCTAGACATCGCCGCCGCAAGCGCCATGATCTGCGCCTCTGTCATGCCGATCTGTGCACCCTGGCCGGCGAGACGCAGTCCCATCGCCACGATCTCCGCCTCAGTCGTGGCGAAGTTGTTCCCGAGCGCGACGACCGCACTGCCGAGCCGGTCAAAGTCCTGCTGGCTCATTCCGACGATGTTGGCAAAACGGGCAAACTGCGTCGCACCCTCTTCTGCCGTTAGGTTCGTCGCCTCACCGAGACCAATCATGACCTCTGTAAACTTGAGGATGTTATCCGTCTCGATGCCGAGCTGACCAGCGGCTTCAGCGACAGCCGCGATGTCTGTCGCTGCTGCCGGCAGGCGTTTCGACATGTCACGGATGCCTTGTTCAAGCTGCGCGAACTCCTCTTCGGTCGCATCTACCGTCTTGCGCACTCCTGCAAAAGCAGACTCAAAGTCGATGGCCGCCTTCGTGGCGACCGTCCCGAGCCCGACGATCGGCGCAGTTACGCCGATGGATAGCTTCTTGCCGGCGTCAGTCATTTTCTCGCCGGCAGATTTCATCTTTTCGCCGACTTCCTGCATCCGTTCGCCGAGCGACTTCACGGCCGGCTCCATGTCGCGGAGTTGCTTCTCGAGCTTCTCTAGCTCTTGCCGTGTTTTCTCGGTCTCGCGCACAAATGCGCGGTACTGCCCTTCGCTGATCTCGCCGCGCTGGAATTGCTCATTGACCTGCTCCTGCACGGCACGCAGCCGATCCAGTTTTTCGCGGGCATTCTCGACCGCGTCAGCGAGCAGTTTCTGCTTCTGCGCCAGCAGTTCTGTATTGGATGGGTCGAGCTTAAGCAACCGCTCAACCTGCTTGAGTTCACTTTGTATGTCTCGGGACCGTTTATTGACATCGCTAAGGGCTTTCGACAGCGCGGTCGTATCGGCCCCGA